CGAGTACAATTCTTACGGTGCGGATATGTTAATCAAGCAGGTGCTTGGACTTACGCTTCCTAAGTATTCTACCATCCGTCCTAACCTTAAAGGTACAACTGAAAAGGTAGGTTGGTTACAAAACGATATCGTTATCCAAGATTTAGCATGTGGCTTCGATCCTACAGGAGATACAGTACAAAATCTCGTTACAATCGACTTATGTAATAGAAAAATTAACCAAACACTTTGTCCTTATGACTTGTATGACACTTACCTAAGTGCTTCATTATCAAACGGTAACTTCCAAGAGGAGGTTCCTTTCGCACAGGTTGTAATCGAAGACATCAACCAAAGAATCGCAAACGCTATCGAAACTCAGTTATGGTTAAACACAACTGCTACTGGTGAGACTTCTTACAACTCACAGTGTTTTGACGGTATGTTAGCACTTGTAACATCAGGAAATGGTGCTACTCAAATCGCTTACACAGCGGCTACAGGTTCAAACGGATTGGACGTATTCACTAAAGTATACGAGAACATCCCACAGAACGTATTACACAGAAATGACTTGGTTATCTACTGTTCTTACAGTGACTACCGTGGCTTAATCGCTAGCATGAGAAATTCATCATACATCAACCTTTTCGTAGACAACACTTCTACAGGTTCAGTTGGTGAAGAATGGAGCGTAATGCTTCCTGGTTCAAACGTTAGAGTTATCCCAACTGTAGGTTTGACTAACCAAAGTGCTTATGTTGCGGGTCCGGCCGGATACGTAATGATTGGTATGAACTCTGAATTGTACGAAACAAAAATGATGTACGATCCGTTCGCTGATCAAGTTAAAATTAACTCACACTTCTCTTACGGAATCGGTGTATTTGATGTAGCATCTTTCTGCTTATCTAAGTCTTAATTGAAGACATAAATTAACATTAAAAAATTAACATAAATTATGGCTTCATGTTTTATCGACGCAGGTTATTCACTCGACTGTAGAAACGCATCTACTGGCGGTATCAAAGAAATCTGGATCCTTGGTGATTCAGGTTCAACTGTAAGTGGTGTAACCTACTCAGCATCTGACGATGTACTTTCTATGTCAGGCGTGGGAACATGGTATAATTTTGAATTAGTTAAACAGTCATCTTCTATCACAGAAGAGATGTTGGTGAATACAACGGCTCAGTCTATCGTATTCCAACCAACGGTTACTATCAGTCTTCCTAAATTGGATCAGGCTCTTAGAAACACCTTCTTTGACTTGGCTAAACAGAATTCAATATACCTAATCGCTTTAGACAATAACTCAAGATACTGGTTGGTAGGTATCGCTAACGGACTTTTGATGAACACAGGTTCACTTCAGTCAGGATTGGCATACAACGATTTGAACGGTACTACCTTTACCCTACAAGGTGGAGAACCAAATCCTATCGTAGAGATCACAGTATCAACTACCCTTCAAGACGTTATGACGGGTATGACGGTAGAGGCGTAATTGACTACGTTTCTGAAATCAAAGGGGAGGTAATACTCCCCTTTTTTTTCTTCATATAATCAAAAATCTTTATATTTATTAGTATGATTGAATGGGGCGGAAAAAGATGGACACCACAAAGACCTGGTAATCGTCCATCGCAGAATTTACAAGATTTGATGAAACCTTTGGGTGAGAAATCCCGAGCAGGAAATGTATGGTTTGCTGCGATGAATGTTCCAACAGGTGCGGTTGTTCCCCCACCTTTCAACCCAAGTGACATCGAGGGTTTGATGTATTGGAACGACTATACCGATATATCCAAAATGACATTGGATACCTCAGCAGGTTCCACTACAATTTCAGGGGTAACCGATTCCGCAACTTCTGACATTCACTTCACCCAATCAACCAAATCATATCAGCCCATTTATGTAGAGGATGTCGGTGGTTTTAACTACGCTTATTCTCCTGCTGCGTCAAATTCAACAGGATTATTTGGTACGTTCCCTCTACCAAGAAACTATACATTTTTTGCCGTTGTAAAATATAGAAGCGGTACTAGTGGTTTTAACTTCCTATCCATTTGTGATGATGGAGCAGGGATGCCAGCCTTCGCAGGTGCTGGTAGACACCACCAATGGAGATTCTTATCCAATATTAGAAATCAGTCTCACCCCTTTACTTTAGCAGGTGTAATCTCAGCCCCTGAATTCACCGACAATGATTTAGACGATGGTAACTGGCACGTTTTGGTATTCCGTACACGTGAGTCAGGTGGTAATTTCATCGGTGAATTGTTTATGGATAACAATACTGTTAAAGGAACCGATCAGGTTGCGGGGATTGGTGATAGTACCGTTACCGCATACAACATTGGACTTCTATGTAGATTAGGTGGTGATATCCTGTTTAATTTTGCTGAACAATGGGCGTATGATACAACGCTAACTGATGAACAAGTACAAGAGGTTGTAGACTACGCTGTGAGTAAATACGGAATAACTCCGCCAGCACCCACGCCAAGTCCAACCCCTACAAACACCGTAACCCCAACACAGACTCCGACAACTACGGTAACCCCAACGCCTACCATCACTCCAACTAATACCTTGACACCAACCCAAACTCCGACACCCTCGGCAACACCATTACCCGCTCTATTCTTACAGGATTATCCTGGAGCAACCGCAGCGTATTCATTACGTAAATTGAGTAGTGTATACACGGGTTCTGCTGTCAGGGTAAGACGTGATTCAGACAATCAGGAAACAGATATCGGTTTCAGTGGTAACGATTTTGATACTTCATCATTAGCAACATTTGGTTCAGGAACTGATGTGGATGTGGTTGTATGGTACGATCAGACAGGTAATGGACATCACGTTCTGAATACCACTGCGGTAGCCCAACCAGGTATCTATACAAATGCTGGAGGACAAGAAAATGTTAATAGTTCACCTGCTATATTTTTCCCTGGAGTAAATGGTGTCAATACCATAGCGTTAGTTTCTACAGGTGATACAGGGACACTAGCGATTGGTGATATCACTATGATTGAAGTATCTCGAAGATCGGCGGCAACTCCTGCGTGGGGACTTGCGGTGATGCCAGGTGATTATACGAAAAACGCAACTGGTAATGGTGGTATTCCATCACTTCAATACATCAGTTCAACGTCTAACTACGGTACCCACAATGTATGGATAGCATCACCACCTGATTACTATGTTAGTCCAACTACTTATACTGATCCACACATCGGTGCTTATACACGTACAGGTGGTACGAGTGGCAATACGGGAAGTGTGACAATAAATTGGAAAACCTCAGGAGAAACTCTTTCAAGTGGATTTACACAATCGTTTGATTCAGGTTTAGGTTCTGGTAAAATCTCTATTGGTTCTCAAGGTACTGCGGGTGTATTCTCTTATGGTGGACGTATCCAAGAGGTTATTCTTTATCCATCAGACAAGACATCCGACTTGGCTTCAATGTACACGGATATAAATTCTTATTATGGTTATTTGTAATGTTAATACAAGGTTGGAAATACGAAACTGAACTATCTGCTCTAAACGCAGCGGAATCTATAGATGTTGCTATGGGATTACCCATTGCTGGTGATTTTACGAGAAATTTCATAAATGTAGACATTGCTGAATTTAACACACCAATTTTTTGGTTCATAGATTATCACCCCGATATCGAACCAATTTTAGGTGCTCCTACTTCATTTGATGTTATAGAAACATATCTGTAATGTCAAGGACGGTATTCTACACCAAACGGTTCTCAAATTGGTTGGGGGAATCTCGTGCCTATTACGATATAGATCTTTATGGTTTTAACAAAATCAGTCCACCACGATGGGTTGCTGGAGGGTTAGGACAAAAATTGGGTTATTCACCTGATGGAATTAACTGGTATGCTTCCCCTAATGCGATTTCATTTTTTACAGGTGGAACAACAGTTGAAGGGATTGCTACTGATGGTGAAAGATTTGTAGCGGCTGGCACTTCAGAAACTTCTTTGGTATATTCAGATGACGGAATAACTTGGAATCCTTCAACAAACGGAGATAGTGTTTTCAATGGAGCAAACAGTATCTGTTGGAATGGTAATATATGGGTTGCTGGGGGTAGTAATATAGGTTATTCTTATGATGGTATAAATTGGTATTCTTCTCTGAATAAGTATGATGTTTTTAGTGGAACCGTTACAGATATCACTTGGAATGATACTCTATTTGTAGCATCAACTGCTGGTATATATCCTAATAAATTAGGTTATTCTTATGATGGATTAACTTGGAGTGCTTCAACCAATGGTGATACAATTTTTTCTGGTGGAGTTAGAAGTACCGCTTGGAACGGTAATTTATTCGTTGGGGGTGGTGGAGGAATAAATAGTTTAGGATATTCCTACGATGGCATTACTTGGAGCGCATCAACAAATGGAAATAGTCTCATTTCGGGATCTACTTATGGTGTAGCATGGAATGGAAATTTGTTTGTGGCAGTGGGGCAAGGTGTAGATAATAATAGTATAGTCTATTCATCTGATGGTATTGTTTGGAGTGCTTCTACAAATGGTAAAGATGTGTTATCTTTTCAGGGATGGGATGTTGCTTGGAATGGTAGTTTATGGGTTGCTGTGGGAGCCAATTTTGGTACAAAAGGAATTGCCTACTCTTATGATGGAATTTCTTGGACTTCTGGTTCAGAAACTTTTTCTATATTTGAGGGACAAGTTCGTTCGGTAGCATCGAGACCCGCACCAGGTTTATACCCACCTGTTTAAGATAGAATTATTTTGAAGTATTTATAGATATGATTTGGATATACGAAGGACAAAACGAGTCACCCGCCACATGTAGTAGAAATGCTGCCCTA